CTACACGACGCTCTTCCGATCTAATCCGCCAAGCCGTTCGATACATCGGATCTCGGCATGGTCGTCAATCTCATGCTTTGGCTCAATGATCCTGCCCAGCCCCTGATGAATTCTCTCGTGATGATAATACTGACTATACTGCTCCAGAACATACTCCAGCTGATCAACGGAAGACAGGATCAGATGATCGAGGCATTCAGTTTTTACGGATTTGACAAACCGTTCGGCGTAGGCATTCAGGTCCGGGCTTTGGGCGGGAAGTTTGATCGGTTCTACGCCGGCATTCTTGAGGATGTCGGAAAACCCATTCGTGTTATACAAGGGGTCTCGATCATGGATTAGATATTTCTTGTCCCTGAGAAATCCCCCTTCACAGTCCGTCAGAGCTCGTGCGATATGCTTCATGTAACATCCATCCGGCTGGGGCTTGAGTGGTGCAAAGAAAACTTTGCGGCTGGCAAGCTCGATAACAAAGAAAACCGTGCAACGGACCAGTCTCTTGCCCACAAGAAGCTCCACCGTAAAGAAGTCGCAGGCTGCCAGGACATTCAGGTGACTCTGAATGAATTCGTGCCAGGTGGATCGGACGGTCAGATCCGGTTCCGGATCAAAGCCGTTTTCGATGAGGATATTCTTAACGGTAGATTGGCTGATGCAGTAACCAAGATAGACAATCTGGTCGGTAATCTTTTTGTAGCCCCAGCGAGGATTCTCCTGCTTGAGCCGTATCACCAGGGCAATAATCTCCTCCGTAATTAGCGGCCTGCCGACTTTGCCGCGGTTTGAACTTCCATCATATTTCCGGGCAATTAGTTTGCGATACCAGCCGAGAACCGTCTCCGGCGTAAACAGGACCGTGGTTTTATGGAGCATGTCCCGGCTGAGTCGTTTCGCCTTGGCCGCCACCCTCATACGCTGCCGATCCGTCAGCAAAATTCGCCGGTTCTGTTTTTCCTGCTGTTCGATGAGTACCCGTACCTGCTCCTTGAGATAATCAATCGCCCGGTAAAGTTCCTGATCGATACAATAGGTCAGCCAGGTGATAATTGTAAGCCAAAGCTGTTGTTTCATAGATTCCTTCCATTTGCCATTATCAAACCATTAATTATAGCATCTCTCTCCTTAATGACTGTCATAAAATTCCCTCGATTTTGACCCATGTCTTTGTTATGATTCCCCGCTTGAAATTTAAAGGACAACTTGGTCGAAAAGGAATTACTGTGAAACTAAAGCCCCATGCTATGTTACTGATGATGCTGGCCGGATGGATCAATCGCCACCAGCAGGATATGATCGAATATTTGAAGGAGGAAAACAAAATCCTTCGGGAAAAGCTGGGTAAGAAGCGACTCCTGCTGAACGACGACCAGCGGCAACGCCTGGCCATCCTGGGCAAAAAGCTCAGCCGGAAGGCCCTGGCCGAAGTCTGTGAAGTATTTTCCCCAGACACTTTGTTACGCTGGCATCGGATGCTGGTCGCCAGGAAATATGATAGTTCAAATCGCCGCGGGATGGGCCGGCCGCAGATCTCTGATGAGCTACGTAACGCCATCATTGATGTCGCCAAGGACAACCGGGACTGGGGCTATATTCGGATTCGAGGACAACTCAAATATCTGGGCTTTAAGGTCTCCACGGCCACCATTGGCAAGGTCCTCAAGAAAGCTGGCCTAGAACCCCAGCCCGACCGAAGACGAAAAATAAGCTGGAGGGAATTTATTAAGGCGCATTGGGAATCTCTCACGGCTGTGGATTTTTTCACCACCGAGATTTATACCATCAAGGGCCTAACCCGGTACATGGTCCTGGTGGTCATCGATTATGCCACCCGTAAGGTCGAGATCGCCGGGATCATGGAGCATCCTTATGGCGGCTGGATGAAACAGATAGCCAAAAACCTGACCGATCCGTTCTGTGGCTTTCTTAAAAACAAGAAATACCTCATCCATGACCGTGATTCCCTCTTTACAGAGACCTTTATCCAGATGCTCAGGGCCGGCGGTATAGAATCCGTCAAATCCATGCCATTGGCACCGAATTTCAGCCCGTTTGTGGAGCGGTTCATCCGCAGCATCAAATCCGAATGCCTGGACCGGATGATCATCCTGGGCGAGGCGCATTTGCGGTATCTTATTTCAGAATACGTTCAGCATTATCATACGGAGAGGGCGCATCAAGGGTTGGACAACACCCTCATCGAGCCACCACCTCAGGGCACCGGCAAGATCATCCGCCAGGACCGGCTTGGCGGGCTGCTGAAATTCTACCGGAGGGCAGCATAAAGAGGACGGCTGACTTTTTATAAGGTTCCAGGGAAGGCCCCCAGGGCCAATAGAATGACCCCTGTGGCGGCCAACCAAACAGGACCAGAGATCGCCCCAGAACCTCTCATAATTCCGTACACTTCTTGTCCACATACCCCCCTAATTACGCCAATCTGGACACGTTTACCCCACAAGTAGATACTCTTTAAAACCGGTATAATACGCGCAATGAATGCAATGGGGTGCAATGGGGTGCAATGAATGCAATGAACGCAATAAAACCCTTGACCCCCCTACCCACAGTTATATCCTTTTGGGCAAAGGGTTTACGATTTTTGCCCTGGTTTCGGCATGGAGGTAGATCGCAATGCCTGTTAACCGCTAGGTCGTAGGTTCGGGATCACCGTCGGGGCCGAGGTCATTGATTTTTTGATCTCCGCTGCGGACTTGTCCATCCAGGACCAGCCCATCCATCCCAAATATGGCGACCAGATCATCGTATCCGGTCAGGGGACCTATGAGGTCCTGGACCTGCCTGGGGCCGGGTGCTGGAGATACAGCGATCCTTACCAGATGACCTATCGAATCCATACCAAGAAGATTGCCTGATGAGGACCTTATGACCGAGAAGACCGAAACTACCTGGCAAAAACTGATGCTGACCGTCCTGGGTCTGGCCACGACGATCCTGCTGTTTGCCTTCGGGTCCCTGGAGACCCGCAAGGTCGATAAGAGCGCCTTTGAGGTCCATATGGAAAATGAAAGAGAGCAGTTTCGGCGGATCGAATCGTCCCAGTCTCGGATCGAGGACAAGATCGATCAGTTGATCCTCAGCCAGCAGGCCGCCAAGAAACCGGCTCCATAAAGGAAAACGATGTCCATCGTAAACCCGAAACAAATGGCTCAGGCGATTTCGACCCTTCTCAATGGGGGCAGTTTCAGTATCCCCTTTGAAAGCCAGGTCCTTCTCAAACCCCTGTTTGACCTGACGGATCTGGGGGATTTGAAGGTAACGGTCGTGCCCGTCTCATTGGGCCTGGAAAGAATCGCCCGCGGGATCAGCAGCGGCCGGTATGAGATCGACATTGCCGTTCAGCAGAAACTCCCTGCCGAGGACATAGATACGGTTATCGAGTCCCTGATGGACCTGGTTTTGGAGATCGCCCAGTTCCTGGATGGGACTGCCTTGGAATACGTATCTGGCAAACACACGGCGGCCCTTAAAACGGACATCAAACCCATCTACTCGATGGAGCACCTGGCCGAGTATAAGGTCTTTACCAGCATCGTCACCGTCACCTACAAGGTCATATAAGGAGACTTCTTATGCGTAAACTTTGGATCATTCTGTTTGGTCTGCTTTTGAATGAGATCTGTTCCGGATGGATTGTCGGGGTGCTGCTATGAATAACCTGATTGCCCGAGTGATTTCGGTTACATCCCAGTACCAGCCGCTGGCTGCAGGGCGTCTGGTAGCGACCATTACGCTGTCCGCCCCGCCGGCCAATAGTCATCCGGTCTATCTGCAGGGGGACAGCGGCCAGGATGTACCGCTGGTGCCGGGGGAATGGCACCTCTTTCAGCGGGTGAACCTGGCGGATATCCGGATCAAGGGAACATCCGGGGATACCGTCACTGTGATCGGAGGGACCTGGTAATGCCCTACAGGCCCGCCAGCCAGGGGGCAGGCGCCTCCGTGCCTTCCGGGACGATTGTCCTGTGGTCCGGGACCATCGCGACGATCCCGGCCGGGTGGTTTTTGTGCAACGGCCAAAACGGCACGCCGGACCTGCGGGATAAGTTTGTGGCCGGGGCCAGGCAAGATGACGGGGGGATGGCCAAAACCAATCTCACCGGAACGCTGACCCAGGCCGGCGGATCGACATCTCATTTTCATGCCCAATCATCATCTACATTTCAGCCCAGTGGCGGTAGTGTGCTATATGCAAATTCCGGAAATACATATGGGGCGACGGCGGTTCCGCCTTATTTTGCGCTGGCCTATATCATGAAAGGATAACCCTCTATGATTCCCCTGGCCAGAACCAAACAGCTGTTCTTTGACCGCAAGCGTGTCACCAGCGCCCTGGATAAGGGCACCCGGAAGGTCCTGTCCCAATTCGGCGCCCTGGTTCGCAAGACCGCCCGCTGGTCGATCCGAAAGCGGAAGAGGTCCTCGCTGCCCGGCCAGCCGCCCTCCAGTCATACCGGGCTTTTGAAGCGGTTTCTCTTTTATTCCTATGACGACTCCCGCAAATCGGTGGTCATCGGCCCGGCCAAGCTGAACGCCAAAAAGGGATATGTCCCGGAGGTCCTCGAATATGGCGGAACGACCTTACTGGAGATCGGCAAAGAGAAGAAAAAGGTCCAGATCGCCAGCAGACCCTATATGAACCCGGCCTTTGAAAAGACCAAAACCCAACTGCCCCAATTGTGGCGAAATAGTATTGTTCAATAACAGGAGACATGAAAAATGGCAACTACGTATAAACTCGGGATGGAAGCGGTCATCAAGTACCAGACTCCCGCCCTGGCTGACCCTTCGACCCTCAATCCTGCCGCTGCCGGCGGGATGACCGAACTTTCCAACGTGCGGGACGTGACGGTCAATCACGAGACGGGCGAGGCGGACATCACCACCCGCGCCAACGCCGGATGGCGGGCGACGGCCGCTACGCTGAAGGAATGCACCGTCGAATTTGAAATGGTGTTTAAACCCTCGGATGCAGGATTTACGGCCATCCGAAATGCCTGGCTGAGTAACAGCGAGATCTCCCTGGCCATCATCAGCGAGGACCCGGATACCGCCGGGGCTGAGGGGCCCTGTGGGAACTTCTCGATCACCAATTTCAGTCGGTCAGAACCGCTGGAAGAGGCCATTGTCGTCCAGGTGACGGCCAAGCTGTCTGCCTGGGGCAAATGGTACACCAAGGCCGCCTAAGATAGGAGATATCCAATGAAGGAATTTATCGACAGCACCGGCAGGAAATGGGTCCTGTCCATCACCATCGATGCAGTCAAGCGATGCCGGGATTTACTGAACATCAATCTCCTGGAACCGGAAAAAGGCGATCCGCCTCTTTTGACCCGGATCGGCACCGATGAGATCCTGTTCTGCGATCTATTGTATTGCCTGTGCAAGCCGCAGTTGGATCAGGCGCAGATCACCGACCAGCAGTTCGGCCAAGCTCTGGGCGGAGATGCGATCCTGTCGGCCAGTAAGGCCTTCTATGAGGAGATGGTGGATTTTTTCCGGAAACGCGGCCGCAGCGACCGGGCGAAGGCTGTGGCCAAGCAGCAGGAGGTGATCGACCTGGCGGTCCGCAGGATCGAACGGACCCTGGACCTGCTGGACCTGGAAGCCGAGATCGACAAAGCCCTTGGGAGTGTATCTACCAGCTCGCCGGGATCATCGGGATCGACCCAGGACCCCTGACGCTTCGGGAACTGCTGTGGATGGCCCAGGGACATGGAGAGAGCAGCTGGGGCCGGACCAGCAACCTGATGGCCCTGATCGCCAATGTCAACCGGGACCCGAAGAAGGGCCGTTCCTTCAAGCCGGAGGATTTTAATCCCTATTCTCGAAGATCCAGGGTGATCGTCCTTACCAAACAAAACTTTGGCCTCCTTCGCGAGGCGTTTATCGGAGAATCAAACTAATGGCAGCACAGGCGGGGGCCATCCGGGCAGGTCGGGCGTTTGTGGAGCTGTTTGCCGACAGCAGCCGGTTTGTGGCCGGGCTGCGTCAGGCAGAGAATAAACTCCGCCAGTTCGGCCAGAACGTCCAGAACCTCGGTCTGAAGATGACCGCCTTAGGGGCGGCCGCCATCTCGCCCTTTGCCATCTCCACCAAAGTCTACAAAGACTTTGATGATGTCATGCTGTCGGTCAAGGCCGTCACCGGCACTACGGGTAAGGAGTTTGACATCCTGACCGAGAAGGCCAAGTTCCTGGGACGGACCACTTCCTTTACCGCCGCCCAGGTGGGATCAGCCATGCTCGAGCTGGGCCGAGCGGGATTTGCCGCCAAAGAGATCGATGACTCCATTGCCTCGGTCATGAATCTGTCCAGGGCCACTGGCACCGATCTGGCTGAATCGACCAATATTGCGGCCGCCACGCTGCGTGCCTTTGGCCTGGATGCCTCCCAGATGACCCGTGTGGCTGATGTGCTTACGGCCACGGCCAATGCCTCCGCTCAAACGCTCTCGGATCTGGGCGAGTCCATGAAATACACCGCCCCGATTGCCGACATGTTCGGCCTGTCCCTCGAGGACGCCTCCAAATCCCTGGGCATCCTGGCCAACCTGGGCATCAAGGGGTCGATGGCGGGCACTACGCTTAAAAATATCATGCTGCGGATGACGAATAGTTCCATCCGCTCCAACCTCAAACAATTAGGCGTGACCGTCTCCAATGCCAATGGGGACTTTCGCAACCTGGCGGATATTCTGGCCGACCTGGGCAAGGCCACCCAGAACATGGGGGATGTGGAAAAGCTCAGCATCTTCAACGAGATCTTCGGCCTCCGCGCCATCGCCGGGGGCTCCAAGCTGACCACCGAGACCTTTATCCGATTGATTGACGCGATTGATAATGCGGCCGGCACGGCCCAAAGGACGGCCAAGGTCATGGATAGCGGCCTGGGCGGCGCCCTGCGGCGGATGTGGTCGGCGGTCGAGGGCGTAGGGCTGGCCATCGGCCGAGCTCTATCCAAACCCCTGTCGATTGCAGCGGATCTGTTTGCCGCCGTCAGCAACAAGATCACCGAATGGACGGACAAGCACAGGGCGCTGGTGGTCGTCCTGGGTGCCTTCGCAGCCTCGCTACTGGTCGCAGGGACGGCCCTGATCGGCCTGGGCCTTGCGCTCAAACTGATGGCCTTTGCTTTGGGAACCCTTCGGATGGTCTTAGGGGCCGTCCTGGGTACGTTTAATCTGGTCAAATCCATCCTGCTTGCCCTCTTAAATCCCTTTACGCTCCTGGCCGTCCTGGTGGCAGCCTTGGGCACGGCGTTTGTCATCACCAGCGGGGTCGGTCAAAAGGCCCTCAGCGCCCTGCAGAAGAAATTTACTGACCTGAAGACCGAGGCCCTGTCCGCCTGGGGCGGGATCGTAGCGGCCTATGCCAGTGGAGACTTAGGGCTGGCGGCCAGGATCGCCTGGCTGGCGGTCAAGGAGCAGTGGGCCAAGGGTGTGGCCTTCTTAGAGACCCAGTGGCTCCGGTTTAAGACTTTTTTCCTGGAGGCGGCCTTTGGGGCCTTCTATGGAGCCCTTGCGGCCTGGGAGTTCGTCCAGAACGCCATTGTGGTCGGGGTCATTGAAGCCTCTGCGGCCGCGGTCAAGGCCTGGAACGTCTTTGTCTCCTGGTGGAAGAAGGCCATTGAGGGCACGGCTATGGCCCTGGCCAAGGTCTACAACTGGATGATGTCCCTGATGGATGAAAACTGGGACGGCGCCGAGTTTATGCGGCAGATGCAGGCGGGCTTCCGGGAAGGGATGGACCAGATCAATCAGGATCTGGAGGCCAAACAAAAACAGGCCGAGCAGACCCGCCAGGAGATGCGGGATGCCGCTCAAAGCGATCACGAAGAACGCCTGCGGGAGATCACGGACGCCGACCGCCAGCGGCGAGAGGGCCTTGAGGAATCCCTCAATCAGGAACTGGACAATATCGCCAAGGAACTGGCCCAGGCCAAGGAAGACCTCAAAAACGCCATCGGCAAGGCCCACCAGCAAGCCGCCCAGAAAGCAGAAGAGACAAAACAGCAGGAACGTGCATCTCGATTACGGGGTGCTGTGGGTATGGCCGGTGCTGCCCTGGACCTGGCCTCAGCCAGTTCAGTAGGGACGTTTTCGGCGGCGGCATTGTCCGGCCTGGGGGCAGGCGGAGTCACCCAGAAGATCGCCGACAATACCGCCGCCATCGCTCGCCATACCGAGACCATTGCCCGCAATACCGAAGAAGGAGCCAGTTTTACGTAAGGATCTGTCATGGCCGTCACAGTCGATGAACGATTTGAATCGAGGGATATCGAGCGGGGCAACAGCCCCAGGGCGATCCTGCGCTATGTCATCAAGGACACCGACGACCACGCCGAGGCCCTGTCCAATCTGGCCGCTGCTGCGCCCACCTTATTTGATGGCCTGCCGCGACTCAAATACAAGGTCATGCCGGTAGGCCCCAAGCTCTGGTATGGCGAGGCGCAGTATAATTACCCGACCCGGCAGGAAACCGGCATCAAGATGTATCAGTTCGACACTGGCGGCGGCACCCAGCATATTACTCAGTCGCTGGGGACCGTCCAGCGGTACGGAAGGCCGGGATATATTGCTCCTAACTTCCTGGGTGCGGTTGGTGTCTCCCAAAACAATGTCGATGGCGTCGATATCGTAGTCCCGGTCTATAACTTCAGCGAAGTCAACTATGAGTCCAATTCCCAGGTCAATACGGCCTACAAGCAGACGCTCTTCTACCTGACCGGCAGGGTCAATAATGACACCTGGAACGGCTATGCAGCTGGGGAGGTGTTGTTCCTGGGCGCTGCCGGGTCCATGCGGGCCGGGGGAGACTGGGAGATCACCTATCGGTTCGCCGCCAGCCCGAATTTAACAGGCATTACCATCGGGGACATCACCGGGATCGCCAAGAAGGGCTGGGAATACCTGTGGGTCCAGTACCTCGACGGCGTGGATAATGATGCCTATTCCCTGATCAAGCGGCCTCACAGCGTCCATATCGAGCAGGTCTATCCCTATGGGGACTTTTCGGGACTGCATGTGTAGGAGCCGCCATGTCGCAAACACTGAATAAGGTCAATAGCGGCGACCCGCTGCGAATCCCCGCAACGGCCTACAATGCCTTCGTGGAGGCGGCTCTGGCACACCGCCAGTCCCAGCAGAACATCACGGGCGGCTCCAAGACTCCCCTGCCGTCCAATGCTCTTAACCTGGTCAAGGTCAAAAACGACAGCGGAACCGATGTCCCCCAGTATGGGATCTTAGGGATCGGCGGCAGTGTGTTTGACCCGGCAACGGCCGCCCTGGACCAGTGGAAGACCGAATTGGTACTTTCCGGTGTGGCGGTCTCCAATAGCGCCCACGCGGGCGGGCGATTTGTCATCTGTGCCCAGCATATCAAGACCGGGATGATCGGCCTGGCATGGGCCGGCGGGGTGTGTCCTGTAAGTATCAATGTTATCAGTGAAAGCCATTCGTTTGCCACTGTCGATGAGACAGCCCCAAATGCCCTCAAAAGCGCCCTGAGCGGGCCGTGCTTTATCCTCTGGAAGCAAACCGGGACCGGGGTCAAATACGGCGTGGTCCGGTTTGGGATCGTCGTATCCAGTATGGAATGCTTCTACCTGACCAATGTCTCCACAAGCCCGATGAAGGGAATCCACATCGTCCCCTGGCTTCGATCCGGACCCTATCTGAACTTTACCACCGGGCCGCTGGGGACCAATGTGGACATCTACCCGCATCCATCTTCCTATTACTTTAACTACCGGGCCAATATCGAAAACTCCCACCTGTGGGCCAGAAACCTGCAGTTCGGCGACGAGTCCCTGTGGGTAGCCGCCGAGATGACCAATATCCCGCTGACCATGTGCGGGTATCCGGTGCCTTAGAGGAAAGCCGTATGTATAAACACTACGCCTGTTACGAGAAGAATGTAGGGACCAAACGCTTATGCGTGCGGTCCACGCACCTGTGCCCCGGCGGCAGCGATCTGTTCGGCCATATCGTGTGTAATGGATACCAGCTTCCGTACATCAATTTCGGGCTATATTATGACAATGGGTTATTTGAAGGGTGTCCATCCGGGATCATTGGCTGTGAGGAGATGGTCAATGGGGTGCTGATGCCCGTCTTTGAGATCGAGGACTTCGACTCCCTCGATGAACTGATCGCCCATTGCTGCAATCCCGGAGACAACTGTTACTACTGTGCCTGGCCGATGAAGGTCCCCCAGGCGGTGAAGGTGACATTTAGCGGAATCGAGTACTGCGGCCCCTGTATCCAGGCCAATGACTCCGGCCATACAATCCATGTCCCCACCCCCGGCTTGCTGAACGGGTCTTTCCTCCTGCCCCGGTCGGTGCAGAATCCCCCCTCCTGTTCCTGGGAGCTGTGCCTGGATGTCTCGATTCCCTGGACTCGATATGCCGGTTCTAATTGTTCGGGGGACGTGTACAGCAGCGGAACTCTGACCAAGTTCAGGGTGGGATTGTCTGTATCTTCTACTCAAATGAACATCGGCATGTCGATCTATGATGGATTTACAGGAATGGGCACACACAACAGCGGGTTATTGTTCTCCGGGTCCAGGGCATTAACCTCTCCCCGACCGCGATGCATCAATACGGATGTCCATGTCAATAACGGGCAGACGTATTGTTATTTCCATGTGCTGCCCAACAATACCTTCTCCAAACGCATCGGGATCAATGGGACGGCCTATGTAGAGTATGTCGAAGGCGATCCATTCCCGGCCTGGACCTCACCACATCAATACGAGGTCGGTGATGGAGTCACCGTCAGTGATATCCACTATTGCTGCTATGTCACCCACACATCCGATATATCCAATCGTCCTGGGACCGGAGCCAACTGGCAACTGTATTGGGATGTCGTTGATGATGACTGCGGATGGATATAAATGGACGATGTAATCCTTAACAGAGAAGACAGAAAGAAGTTCTGCGATTCGTTTACCGGTGGTCGGATGTGCAAGGTCACCGGGCTGATCGTGCCAAAATTCTTCTGTGATAAAATCTGTCATGGGAAGCCGGAGGAAGTGGACTTCCCACTAGAGATCAAACGCAACATCGAGCGGTATCAGCAGCAAGTGCAGACCGCCAGTATCCAAGGTCAGAATACACCTCAGCTAGTCCCGGCCAAGTCATTCCGGGCTTATTGCCTGACCTGTCCTGGACCAAGCGGAAGGCATGAAGACGAGCAAGACACGTTTTTTAGAGGATGTTCTGTGTGTTTGCTCTTGGGAATCAGGCCCGATGGAATCCGGCAGAATTTGCAGGAGTGGTGGCAGTCAGGTGGTGCCTGTCCTCTGGGGCACTGGCCGGTGGCGGAAGACAAAAGAGAACTCTGAGATCGTTCAATAAAACCGTCTGCGGTACAAAAGAAGCCCGAAGGTCTCTGCCGCAGACGATAGAAGGAGTGGATATTAGATCATACCCATGAGGTCACAGGTTTGCGAGGGCCCATGCTGTCATATTCATACGATTCATTGTGAGTAGAGCCGTCCGCGGCCGTCCGCATCCGGTTAAGATAATTGAACCCTTACACATTTTCTGTCTTGACAATGGGTAGGGGTTCAAGCCACGTTTTTAGAAATTCACTTGTTTTCATTAAATAATATTCGTGTTACATATGTTCTTCCTTCTTTATCTATAAACATGCGAGACTGATTTCTTGTATCCTGTGACTCAACTATAAACCATTCTTGTTCGCCAGAAACAATAATGTACTCCAAATGCCTCAGTAATTGATTTGGATCTTGCGCAGGCTCACGATTATTTTTAGACAGTTGACCAATTTCAAGGTAAGGCAAGTACTCCATTTCCATTATCACAACCCTTAGATCTTTGGGTATCTGTTTTTTACGATCTATATATTTATTAACAACATCATGCCATTTGTCTAATTCGTACTTTCTCTTCAAATAATTCTTTGTAATTGGAAGATAAGATAGTTTTATGTAAAGAAAAATTATAATCAATAATGAAAATAAAAGAAAAAGATTGAAAATAAATAATAAATTAGTTTTTTTTATTTTATGTGTCAT